TTCATCTTCAGGATATTCCTCAGAAATATACTGGTTCAGATATCTAGTTTGACCACAGATCTCAAAGTCTGGAATTTCTTTATGATCATCAACAAACTTTCTAGCATCACGAATTGTTCCCTGCTTAACAGGACGAACGTTGTCACCATCTAAGGTTTTCCAGCGTGAAGGTTGGGGTGTAGGAAGATACAGTGTAGGGTTGAAAGGAACTCTGTGACTGAATTGTATTCCGTTTTGATATCCACGAACGTGGATGTTATTACCTGCTTGTTGTACGCTGGTGTAAAACTTCATTCTGTTTCTTTGTCTTTCAGATCATAATAAAGGGACATGTACATAGCACTAGGTTCAGCAACAATGGTAAGGTTTTCTGAACGAACAACTAGTTCTCTATCCTCACTGAAGGGAGGAAAGGGCACTGCCCCATCCTCATTGACTTCGCATGGATATTTTAGCACACAATCGGGGTCACCCAACTCAGTTCCAGGAATTTCTTCAATTTCTGCCACGAGCCAGTGACCATCATACTTAACAAGTTTGATCATGATCCAACGCTTACATCTTCTGGAGCACCGTTGCCTTCAAATCCATTTACGACTGCATCGATGTCTGCCTGCTGTGCTGCGATGTTAGGGTTCTCTGCACCATCTGTCCACTCAGGAAGATCAGGAACGCCTTCAGGGGCGTCTGGGTTGCCTGTGATGGCATCAACCTTCTGGCGGTATGCTTCAGCAAGACCTTGATCGGGTTCACCCAAAGCAAGCACAGTGTCATAAGGCACTCGGAATTGGAAGTCAACCGAGTAAGGACACCACTTACTGAACTTAACTTGAAGGTCGCGAAGAGCACCTTCTTCAATCTCAATGAGTTCCAAGATGTATGGGTTGTTCATCATTAAGCAAATGCCTTTACGGTCATCGCCTTCACCCTCAAATACTTCTTGCAACTCAGTGATGACACGCTCGCCATTCTTGAAAACAATAATCTGTTCGGACATAATACTCCAACGTTTCTACTAGTATAGCATAAAATTACAAAGGGGGCAATGACCCCCTGTGACAGATATTTATTTGACTTCGTAAGTGGTTCGTCTCATGTGGTCTGGAATAATTTTTTCCAAACTAACCACCAGCATACCATCCTCAAATGTTACGTCCACAACTCTAACATCGTCACCGAGTTGCCAAGTGTTCGCAAATGATCTTCGCGAGACTCCTTTGTGTAAGTATTCTGTTTCAGTATCCTGTCTTGTAGTGTTACTGGTAACCTTGAGAATGTTTGATTCAGTAGATACTTCAATCTCCTCTCTTTTAAATCCTGCGAGAGCAATTTGAATTTCGTAATTACTGGCGTCATGTTTGATTAAGTTGTACGGGGGGTAGTTTTTGTTATGATTGGTCATCGAATCTAATCGATGAAACATATCATTCAAACCTACGGCATGCGGTAAATATAAGTCCCATGTATGTGTCATTGTTTGTCTCCTTGTATAAGCGAGAGGTGTGATGGACCCCGAAGGCATCCACTGGTATTTAATAAAGTCATAAAAAAACTGCTACAGTGAATACCGTAACAGTTTGTGTGGTGTTCCGACTTTTGTAGAGACCGCACGAAGGTCTCAAGTCTATTTATGCCTCAGGTTTTTTACGCCCAATGTTATACTTGGACTCTAGAATCCACTCGCCTTTATCTTTATAGGACAGAACTTTAATCTGATTTAGTGGGGCAACGTCTTCAATAAATTCTTTGTTACATACTGCAATCAGTCCCCAGTCGGATAGAAGTTGTGCAATACGATTACGACGTTGAATGTCATTCAATGACATGTTGGTATTCTTACCATCCAAGGCAAACAGTTCCTTGAAGTGTACAATATAATACTTTCCTTGCTTATGCAAAATATGGCAAGATTGATATAGTTTTCTATCTTTCCTAGATGCTACACCAATACGTGTTAATGTTTCGCGTACCTTTAAGAAATCGTCGGGTTCATTAAGAACAACCTCGACCATATCAGAAGGTTTCCAATCAATTATAATCTCAGTTGTCATCTCATACCGCCTTTATCTAATAATTTTTTGATCTGCTCAAGATCAGCATTAGTGAGGATTCTGAGAGCGGCAATAGCTTTACTATGGTTGTATCCATAATAACGTTTAACCAAATCAATATTCTCAACTGTATCTTTACGCAACCAAGGGGAGAATCTTTTCCTTGGCTTCAAACTATTTATGTAAAAGTCATATTGCAACTTATTGTCAAGATGACTATTCATGTTCATTTCATTTGAGTACAAAATACTATCAGTAAAAGATGACAAACATTTATTCACAATAAAAGGTGGGTATCCTTTTTCTGCTGCTGCATCATCCATCACTGATTGCTTGGATTGGTTGATGCTGTACAAGTAATCTTTTAATTCGTATTTCATATCCAGTCTGGTTTGCGGTGTGGTAGTCGTAGGTAGTTGTCAGATACCCAAGGTTTAGATGCTATGTACATTTTGTATGCTTCGATGGTAGAGATACTATCATCAAACTTATATTCATCTGGCATTGCACGAACAAAAGGAGTGTGATCATCCAATGATACATCAGGAATGATTTTGTCAGCAGCAAGTAAAGTCAGGAAGCAGGTATGTACTTTACCATATCGTGCTGCATACTCCCCGCATAGAGCAAAACCATGAGAGAGCAACCATCTAGAATTTGATACAGTCTCATTCGCCCACTTGGTACATGGGTGATTACGAAACGCTCCTTTCTCTGTAGCGTATGGGTTGCCGTCTGCCTTAGGCAGTGTGCCATAACCATGACCCCACTTGTCTGATGCAACGATAGAAAGCATCTGACAAGTCTCCAGAGGCATCTTGACGATGTGCTTATCGGGTAGGACATAAGCAGATTTCCATGGAGACTCATCGGTGACAAAGATATTCATAACAAATGCGATATAGAGATCACTAGTAGGAATGTAATCATGATAACTACATCCCATGATTTTGTCCTTATGAAGTAAGGAATTGAAATACTATCACCCAGCATCTGCAATAAGACACCAAATGTTGTATTCATATGCAGGATAATAAAGTAAGCAATGATCACAAGACCACTGCCTAATACTCTCATAGGGACAATCATATTAAAACTTAGTAGTTACACTAACAATCTTAGCAGTAGGATTTCTAGCAACAGCAGTTTGCTTTGCTTCTTCGTAGTTACGAGCAATGACCTGCTCCTTGAAGACGTTGCCTGCTACGTAGAGGGTGACTTCACATTTCATAGTTAGTAAGGACCAGTTCCTTGCGAGACGCTTGATCTGTATTATAACTCCCCACGCTCCTCATGGTGTAAGTGTGTGCAAATTCAGCAGCTGTCCACCCCTTCTTGAAACGGTCTCGGATCAGTTGCGACGAATTGTAACTAACAAGTTGATGAGAGATAAAGCGATCACAATCACCAGCAAACTGGTCATGGTCAAATCCTTTGTGCATGTCTCCACGCTTACCATATAAATTTGATCCGATTTCGTAAGGGGGATCGAGATAGACGAAGGTTGACTTGCTATCGCAAAATAATTCTTCATATGATAAGTTAGTAATTTTCCAAGATTGAATTAGTTCTGCATATCCAGGCAAGCGTTCAATACCTGCTACAGAAAAATTAGAATCACTTGCTTGTTTTGAAAAACTAGATGATTCAGTAAGACCAGAAAAACTACACTTATTGACAATGTAGAATGCTACCGCACGGTCTAGATCTCCAGTATCTTTACCAAGATGATCTTTAGAATCTAAGAACAAACCTCTAGCAGATTCTTGATCTGGATGCTTCTGCTTTAGTTGTAATAGAATTTGTGTAAGTTCATCTGGAGTATCTTGAACCACTCGCCAGAAGTTATACAGTGGTTCATACAAATCATTCACCCAGATATCTAAGTGTGGATATCGTTTACAAATTTCTAATGCCACAGAACCACCACCCAAGAATGGTTCTCGATAGTGAGTATATTCGGTGAGGTTAGGAATGTACTGAAACAACTTACTCAGGGCACGACTCTTCCCCCCAGGATATCTCAATGGTGTCTTCAGTGACTTCAAAGTTTTTGTCATGATATTTAAGGTACTCACGAAAGATGTGTTTCATTTCACGCTGCGTCATACCACAATGAGCAGCAGCATTAGGTAAATTCATTGTAGCATAAAAGAGAGCTTCGTTTGCTTCTTTTACGTTTTCAGGTGTCGTCTTCTTCATCTATTCTATCAAAACCTTCAATTTGATTTGCAGATACTTCATGCTCACCTGCAAGTAAATACCAGTGATGACCTGCACGTTCGCCAAGATACATCATCTCATCTTTAGGAAAGTTATGTTCACGCATTGCTGCTTGAATCTTGAGATGAACTAGTTCTTCTGTAGTAGGTACTTTCATTTAAATTCACAACTCATCATAATTTCAACAAGGCAAGCAAGTAAATTAATTTCTTGGTCAGCAACAAAAGCAATTTGATACTGGTACTTTCCTATCACCAAGACTGCTTCTGGAATGTATTTGGATTTAACATTACTATAGAGTGCGTCATAGATACGACGCATGACAATGTTAGGATCATTGTCAATGTTATCTACCACCCACTTACGAACAGTAGAGAATTCTTTATTTTTTAAAGCACTCATCAACTGATCTAGATTGACATCAGCAATATCACATAGGATATCAGTATCAATCTTACCAGTTACAGCATGGCGTTGTGCCTCATTAATCAAACGACGCCAGTCTGGATAGTAACGTTTGATTAGTTTAGCAATAACTTTATCTTCATACTCAACTTTGTTTTCGTCGAGAATGTTTTTTAGGCGACTAAAGAATTGCATCTGTAGATGCTGTTCTTGATCCTTATTGATTCGGAAATCAATAACAGTACAACGCGAGTGCAACGGTTCAATAATTTTATTGACAAAGTTGCAAGTAAAGATGAAACGACAGTTTCCATGAAACTCCTCTACAAACGTTCGTAGAGACAGTTGAACGTCATGAGTGGTGTTGTCTGCCTCATCGATAATGACCACCTTGTGGGGCGCTCCTGAGGTCAGTGAGACTGTTGTAGCAAACGTCTTGACTCGGTTGCGAACTGTGTCAAGGAAACGTCCTTCATCGGATCCATTGATGACGATATAGGAAGCACCAATCTCATCACAGACTGCTTTAGCAACCGTGGTCTTTCCGACACCAGCAGTACCAGAAAGGAGAAGATTAGGTATCTCCCCCTTCTCAACAAAACCTTGGAATGATTTTTTAATATTAGGAGGTAGAATGCAGTCGTCAATTTTCTTAGGACGATACTGCTCTACCCAAAGAAATTTCTTATCGCTCAAGGTTCAAGTGCAATGTAGTAGGTGAGATCTAGACTAGTGTGCTGCCATTCAGACACTAGATGTTTGGAGACTTTGACTTGGTAGTCTCCAGGAAGAAGTCTAATGTGATCGATCTTAACTGTCAAGTCATAGTTTCCTGTGGTCTCTCCCTTTACATCTTGCTCATAGTCATGACTGGTATCATTTTCTGAGTCAAGTAGTTTCAGACTGATCTTACCATCTTTAGAAGAAAACAGAAGATCTGTAAGACTATAGATAGCAGCTGCTTTCTGGAGACCTACTAGATCATCATAACTGATAGTAAACTCAATGTCACCACCAGGAAAATTAATATCTTTCTGAGGTGCAGACTTTAGAGTGATCTCTGGATCTGAGAAATAGTATCTAGCAGAGCGACCACGACCACGAATATTAACATAGTCAGTGTTGTTAAACTCTAGACTAGGATTTTGAAAAAGTGAAAGTCCTAGAAGAAATTGATTGAGATCATAGATCCCAAATGTTTCTGGGAAAGTTTCTTCGCAGGTGAACTGAGCAATAGCATTTTCACCAACGCTAATTGTCTTCAGTTGATTTCCTTCTCTAAAAAGAATTGAACTATTAATGGTTGCATAGTTCTTAAGAACTTGCATTGTATCATTGGAAAGAAATACTGTACTCATTGAGGATAGGGTTCAGTGTTAGCAGATTTATCGGAGAAGTGGAGAAGCAGCAATGCATAATGAAGGATCTTGATGATGTCGCGTCGGGCAGTACCTTTACGATCATATCGTGATGCATACTTCAAAATGTTACTGCGACAGAATGCTTCAGCATCTCCACATGCTTCGATCAAGTCTAACGTTTGAATGCTGTCATTACCAGCAGAATAGTGTTGTCCATAAGTTCCAGAAATGTAGTCACGTAGCTCCTTTAATAGAGCGTCTTCATTATATTTGGTCATGAGTTCCAAATGTACTTTATATTGTCATGATAGCACTCAAAGATGTTTCCGTCAATAGATTGCATCTTAAGTTTTAAACCACTGCCGCCAAGAATCTTAGCAGATTTAGATTCTCCATTCAAATGGAGAATAGCAATGTGTCCGATGTATCCATGGAATTTAGGCATCTTCGGACTCCTCGGTGTTGACATCAGCATCTAGTTTACCATAGAGATCAATGAACAAAGTTTTAGTTTCATCGTCAAAACGATTGGTACAAACTTTGAGTGCTTTCACACGATCGCCCCAAATAGAATAGGCACGAACGATATGGGATAGGCGACGGGTAGAAATTACCTCATCAATGCCACCGTCATTAAATGTTTTACGAATGACATCTGCCCAGTCTGCTAGTTTAGCACAGAATTCTGGATCTGTCACGCCAAGTGTAGCAGAAAGTTTCTCCAGAATTTTTGTTTCTACTTTGACAGTAGGGTAATCTTGTTCAAAGGTGAGAGCGAAGCGTTCCAGGAATGCCTCATTGAGAACGTTAGTTCCAATAAAACGACCGTCATCGCTGCCTTTACCTTTAGTATTTGCAGTTGCAATAACATTGAATCCATCCGTAGGTTCTACATACTTACCAATTTTCTTCAGGAACACACCCTTACCTTCAAGGATGGACTGGAGACAGAGGATTTTATTGCTAGCAAGGTCAACTTCATCGAGTAGCAAGATTGCTCCGCGTTCGAGTGCTTCAACGACAGGTCCGTTATGCCAAACAGTTGCCCCATCGACAAGACGGAAACCACCAATAAGATCGTCTTCATCAGTTTCAATAGTAATGTTTACTCGAATCAATTCTCTATTTAGAACGGCGCATGCTTGTTCAACAGACAAGGTTTTGCCGTTACCAGAAAGACCAGTAACGAATGTTGGGTAAAAGATTTTAGAAGCAATAATCTTTTTTACATCAGTAAAGTTACCGAACGGAACAAAGTTAAGATCTTTTTTTGGAATGAGGGAGAATTTTTCTTCAGGTGCTGAAGGAGCCTCATAAGTTTTTTCAAGTTTTTCTTGAACAGTCAGACTCCAAGTGCCATACCCAGACTTGTACTGCAACATGCGCTTGACTGCAGTGGGGTAAGAAACATTGAAATGTGTTGCGGCAGAACGAATTTGATCTGCCGTGATGTCACTACCATAAGTTTCAGAAAGATAAGAAACGATTTGGTCTGTAGTAAGTTCGGACTTCATCGGTGCCTTGTGTTGATGTAGTTATTATATACTAAAAAACCCCCCGTGAGGGAGGTCAGTGTGCAGTTCTAGAACTGGATCTCTAGTTTGTTTGACGATGGATCTGACTTGTAAGAAGTGACACCCATTGCTTTTAGTTCAGCAACAAAATTAATATCAGCAGCATACGGAGAAACAGTTGCTTGCTCCACTACTGGTTCCACAACTTGCTCCACTACTGGTTCTACTTCTGGCACATCACCTACAGAAGATTCTGTTTTAAAAAGCATGGGAAGTTTTGCTCTGTACTTGTTAAATACTTTGTCATCTTTATGGGAACAGAACCAATCAGAAATGTTATCCTGAATGCGCTTTTTAACTACACCTTGTTCTAGAGAATACATTTTGGTAATGCTCAAAAGGTAACCACCGTAGTCTCTCTGGACTAAATCAGTAACACCCATCAGTTTTACTGACTCATCATTTCTTCTCACTTGAGAATCCAAAGCTTCGGTAACAATTCTCATGTAGGTCTGCTTTTTTTTCTTTGTAGTTGAAAAGTCTTTGTTTGTTTCTTTGAGGATGTTAGAGATTGTGTTGCTCATTTTGAGGATGTCCGTGATTGGTATAATTATACAGTATATAGTCCGTAAAGTCAAGAAACGTGTTTAATGAACGAACTAAGGATTTTTTTGCTGGATTTTTTCTTGTTCAGCATCTTGTTCAATGCTGACTTAACTGCGACTTTAGATGCTCCAGGCGTGACATCCATTACGTTTTCATCGATCTCAATAGTTTTACATGAAATTACATAGAGGGAACTGAAGGCAATGGGGTCTGGGAGTATAGCGGATTTTTCTTTCTTCCATTGTTTTTGAACAAGATCAAACTTACCACCGCTACAGTAACTGTTATAGAAATTAGAAAGTCCACCAGATCCTATGTAACGAAACCCAAGGACATTGCAACCAGGGTTACGATCTTTGAGATTCTGAATAAGAACATTAGTATACTCCTGGTTCTTTTTGTAAACCATACCTGTAGTGGTGTCACGTAAGATCACATTATAACTATCGATACGTTTTGAACGAATCGTCTCAGTATCGTATGCCGTTTGATACATGCGAGCACCATAGGATGACATACATGCTTCACCATCAGTAAGGACGCAAAGATTTACCTTTTGGCATCCAGTCTGTTTTTTGAATTTAGAAACAACTGATGACATCACTACAATAGCTTCATTCAAAGGTGTTCCTGATAGTCCCATTCCAGGTGTGGGATTGTACGCACAGTAATAAAGCATGCCATACACTTCTCTAAAAATATTCTTACATTGAATATCATATTGTTTAGTGGAAGAACGAGACGAAATAATATTCATCAGTCTGAAGTAATCTTTGCTGACCGTCATAGTTCCTTCAGTAGGTTTCTCGTAGTCCACTGAATAGTTAACACAATTTATAGCACGTTCTGCTACGATCCATTCATTAGTAAAAGCATATACCTCAAATGGAATGCCAACTTTTTTACAGAAATTAGTAAGAAGAATTAGTTGCTTGATAGTAGCCAGCATTTCATGTGCCATAGACCCTGACCAATCAAGCAAGAAAAGCATACCATGATTCTTTCCCTCAGGTATGATAGTTACTTTCTTGAATAGATCTTCATTGTACATGTATGTGTGAAGGCGATCTGTTGCTAACACACCAGTGCGTGAGGTTTGTGCTCTGGCGTAAGAGTCTGCTGCTTTTTTACATTCAAATTCCTTTACCAAATAACTTACTTCTTTGGTAATAGAATTTTTAAATTCACGATACAAATTGTCTACATGGTCATAGTAGGTATCTGAATCTTCATCTTTATCAGCATTGGAAGCAATCCAATCGTGAATTACATTCCAATCAACAATATAGTTGGAAGGATCAACACGTGGAATATTAACATATACACTGGAACTAGAATAACCTTCGCTATTCAAGTCTGCAGTTGAGTCATCAAAGTTTTGTTGAGTATCTGAAGTATTGATGTCACCACCAGATGGGGAAGCATCATTCTCACTTTCTCTACGCTCTGCTTCTTCCAACATTTCTTCATGAGTCATCTTATCAGAACCTGTTTCATCACTCTTCATTTCTGATGTTGTTCCACCACCATCTCCACCAGACTGAGGAACATTTGCAAGACTCTCAAGTTCTTTCTGCTGTTCTTTAGCAAGTGCCCAAAGTTTTTCTGCTACAGCAACTGCTTGCTCAAACGTTTCAGTATCTTCAGTTTCGTCTACTAATACTTTTTCTTCTGGAGTAAATTCAATATCAATTGAATTGAAACCAATTTTAAAGTAGAGGTTAACACGATCAATTAATTTAAATGTATTGAGGTCTTCTCCATCAATTCCAAAGAAGTCGCTGTCATGTAGTTCGGCATATCCATTGTAAAAAGATTTACGTAATCCAGGATATCTACGCTTCATAAGTTTTTCAATACGTGCATCCTCAGTTACGTTTACATAATCTTTAGGGCAATCAAAACCTTTCCATACAGGAGTGTACAGAGCATGTCCAACTTCATGACCAACTAACAAGTCATACACTGTGCTGGATGCTTTGTCCCATTTAGGTAGTGTAAGGACACGACCATCAACATCAAAACTAGCAGTACTGACCTTGCGATGCTCTACAAGCAGGTTCTCAGTAGCAAGCAGTTTAGCAAGGTTGCCTTTGATTTCTTGATTTTGCATGGTGGCGTCCTGTCGATGAACATAGTATACACACAAAAAAAGGGACCGTTAGGTCCCTTAGTCCAGTTCCGAAACTGTCTCTCGGATCACAGAGAAGTTCTTGACTTTCTCTACGTTGAGTGTTCTTTCGTACTTGTCGTTCATACTTTCTTTATGGGAAATAACAAAGACTCTATTTGTATCATCAAAGTTTCGCAAGATCCATCCAAGATCAGATGATCCTGTTTGGTCAAGTGATCCATCAAAAATTTCATCCAGTATTAAAAGATTAGTATCAACACTGTTCTTCAATTTTGCAACTGATCTCCAAGTCAATAGAAGTGCGATATCAATTCTTGCTTTCTCACCTTCGCTAAATGATGCATAACAAAATTGATCTCTAAATCTAGACTTGATAGTTTCCTCAAAGTTTTCATCGAGAGTAAAGTTTACATAAAAGTCCATGCCTTGAAGATACTGATTAATCAGTTTATTCATTACAGGCAAATACTTTTTAATGATTCTACTCTTGATGCCATTATCTTTTAGGAGTTGAGAAGCAACACTAAGTGTGTCTTTATCTTTTTTAGATTCAGATAAGTTAGATGAAAGTTCTTTCTTCTCATTTACCTGCGACTGCAACTTAGAGTATGCTTCTTTCTTGTCCCCGCCACCAGACTCTAGTTCTTTGATCTCTCGCTCAACTTCACTAATTGATTTGTGAATTTGATTAATTGAAAAATTAAATTGAGAGATCTTATTATTGTTATTGGTAATTTGTGTAGAAGATTCATTCCATTTATTGAAACGAACTTCCTCCTCACCAATAGCAGCAAGGATTTCATTATATCCTAGAGTCAACTCATCTAGTTTATTCTTTCCAGATGAGATCTTATCTTCACGAAATTGCTCAGAAAGTTCTTGAGTACATGTAGGACATACATGATTGTCTTCAAAAAATTTATGTTCTTTTTTACATGTACTTAATTTAGAACTCAACTTAATAAGATAAGTGTTAAGTTGTTTAAGTTTTCCTGAAGATTTTGAAAACTTTTCTATATCTTTGTTAAGTTCTTCATTTAAAAGATTAAACTGTTCAATTGAAAGATGACTTTTATTTTCATCTTCCAAAAGATCTTGAATCTTTTCTTGTTTCTTTACAATGTCTGCCTTGTTTTTATTATCAAGGTCAAGAAGATAAGACTTTTGGATCTCAATCTTTTCTTTTAGAATGTCTAATTGGTAATCAAATTCTCTAAGTTCATTATTGTTCTCACGAATTTTATCCTTTAGTAGGACATTCATTGTAGAGAAGATTTGGATATCCAAAATATCTTCAATAATTTCACGGCGTTGAACAACAGGTAAACGCATGAATGGAACGAACGTTGATGAACCTAATACAACAATTTGAGTGAATGATTTATAGTTCATCTTAAGCACGTTCTGCTCAAGGTTTTTTTGTTGATCTACTACTGTGCTCTCTTGATTCCATACTTGATCATTGCAATAGATTTCAAAGATGTTTGGTTTGATACCTCGCACTACTTTAAAATTATTTCTACCGATACTAAATTCAATCTCAGTTAAACAATCTTTTTCGTTAATGCTATTGACTAGCATCGGTTTATTAATCTTTCGGAATGGTTTTCCAAACAAAGAAAATGTTAGGGCATCCAAGATAGTAGACTTTCCTGCTCCATTTTCACCTACAATTAAATTTGTCTTGTTAGAGGCAATATCAACTTCGGTGAAATTGTTCCCCGTAGAGAGGAAATTCTTCCATCGAATCTTTTTAAAGATGATCATAGAACTACATTATCTGGCGGTATGAGCAGGTCGTCTGGGGTTATTATAGCATACTTTTGCTCTCTGTCAGTGCATGCATCAACAAATATATTTTTTTCTATCTCCACAATGTTGAGAGGAACATCAGATTCAGTTTGATCTGCGAGCATATAGAAATATCTTCTTGCGTCATCTTCTTGCTCGAAGACAGGAATGATTTGCTCACCTGCTTCATCAAGCAATGAGAATACTCCTGTCGAATCTACCTGAAGTGTCAGAATATACATTAGGAAACTTCGCAGCTTTCAATATATAGAGATTTCATAAGGTTCTTCAAGTCTGATTTGTTTACGGTCATTTCCACCTCATCAATATATTCCGCAAGCAAAGTCATAGTATCTTTGACTTCTAAGTTGTCATCAATTTCAGAAAGATCATCTTCAATTAATGTTTCCACAATTTTTAAATCATGAATACCAGAATCTTGTAGGCGATCAATTACCGTATCAAACATATGGTAATCTGTTTTTTCTTCGACAACTAATTTGATATATTTGTTTGAGTATTGACTGGTGTCAAATTTAGTGTAATCGTTTTTGATGTCGTTATAAAATATCTTATCAAATATTTCATATGGATTTTTAACCATACGACATTTGTTTGAACTAGGTTCGTATAGATGAAACCCACGAACATCTTTATAATCATTCCAGAACATCTGGTAGGGGTTACCTAGGTATGTGATATTACCCTTAGTTGATTTGTGATGAAAGTGTCCTGAAAATACTTGCTTA